GGATGTGAAGTCAGATGCTGAGTACAGAGTACCTGTTGAGCCACTCTTCGTGTTGTTGCTAATCAAAAATGCGCCGCCAACAGTTGAGGTCGCATTGATGGTGTAAACAGCAGGAGAGGCTGAGTTGGTCGCCACAGATGGGTTGGCTGTGGTTGGTGTTGCAAATGTGCAAGCTGGACGGGTTGTTTGGCTGTAAGGAACGACTTCAGTCCAACCGGCGTGTGAAGCAGAGGTGTCTCCGGCGGCGGGGTTGTTGGTCGCACCTGCACCGTACAAACCGATGTACCAAGCGGCAGTATATGCACTGCCAAGGAAGTACTTGTTGTTCATGTCCTGCAAGCCGCCATTAACGACCAGATTGGGACATTCAGCTTCCCACTTCAGGTTACCGTCTTTGTCGAAGCACTGCATCGTGTAAACGCCTTTGGCGGTAGCTGACTCGCCAGCCTCCAAGGTTTTGGTGATTGCGCTGCCGATGGTATCGGCTGCTTTGGCTTTTTCTATTGCTGACATTTATTGCTCCTTACGCAATGCGAATGATCGCTGAAGTGTTGGTGACAGCGGGAAACTGCACCGTGAAAGTTGTTGTTGAAGTCTTGTCTGAGCCAAAGTCCAGCACACAAACAGAGCCGCCAGATGTGTATATCAAAGCTCCCCGAGCCGTAATAGCGCCACTCCAGACGGCATTGTTAAAAGAGATGTACGCCGTATTTCCGGAGTTGCCTACCGTAGGCGTCTGTGCAATCGTGAGAGCAATACCGCCAGCCGTGTACCCTGTAGCCACAACTTCGCCCGTAGACGTATAAGCCGTGGTAGAGGCGTTAAGTGAGGCCGCATTGGTGTACAGCGCCATGTAGAACGTATCGGTAATAAAGTCGAACGTTCCGTCCATCAACCCTATTTTGAAAGTGTTGCAAGCGAAGTTGCCTGTGAACGCCATTATTTAACCCCATTATTCTGAGGTAACGGAGCCACACGTACTTGACCGCTACGGTAAGCATCGCTGCGTTCCATACCATTACCCAGACGAATGGCCAGACCAAGGGCTTCTTTGTATTTCATGTCGTAGCCCGTCATGATGTCAACTTCACCCTTCATGTACGTGTACGCCTCAACCAGTGAGCCATACAGCAGCACAGAGTCAAAGTTGTCGCCCAGCCATGTTGTGGAGGCAGTGACGATTGACTCAGGGTAGTAGTAATAATGAAGCTCGACGTTGTAAGCAGCATCAGGTGTTGGGCCAAGGATGAAGCTCAACTCATTGGTCACCACAGGGCTTGCACCTGATGTAGTTGTTGGGCCAAACAAAGCATAGTATTTTGGAATGGCGGTGTCTGTTGGTGTGGGGTATGCCTGACGGATGAAGTTCACATCCTTGTTTAACAGATACTCATAAGCGCCATCCGCATCAATAACAGCCATTGAGTACGTAGCCAAAAAATCATCAGGGCAAGACAAGTACTTGTTGCTCGATGTTGTTACACCTGTCACATTCTTGCGAATGGACGGGAACTGCACCGTGTTGTAAATGCGTTGCTCAGCCTGCTGAATAAATGTATTCATAGGCGTAGGATCAGTTGAATAGTTAAAACTATTTTCCGTGTAATCCTGAATCGCAGTTACAAGCTGGGCGTAATTCATGCCATCGGGCCTCGTGCCATCAGGCCTTTAGTAGCGCAGCCTGTGCCGCGCACCTTAATACCATCGGTTTTAACTTGTTGGTCACCAGCAGCTTTACTGATGTTGCCAATAGACATGTTCACCGTGTCTGCTTTGCTGCGGTTGGGGCCAGAGCCGGGGTTGGACTCAACACCAACTGCCTTGCCAGACATGGTGTGTGGTGGTGCGTAAAGGCTGGCTGGGCCAACTTCTTTACCGCCTTGTTTCATGCTGAATTTAGCCATTATTTGCCCCTTTGATTTGCAACTTTAGCCATACCACGACCCATGCTCAGCATCATCTCATTGGTCTTGCCGCCTTTGGCCAGCTTCAACGATGTGCCCTTGCCGCCCTTGTGTTCTTGGGTGTCGTGTTGTTTAAAAGCTTTTTTAATTAAAGCAACATCTTGCTTTTTATCTGCTGCGGCTGATTCCATTTTTGCCATGATCGACTCCTTATGTCGTTACTATGCTGACTGTACCAATTTCTACTGCCATTGCCAAATTATTTGGGGTCAAAACAGCATCAAAACTGGATGCACCCCCAACTGGGTTCCACCCCCACTGAAACACTCGGCTACCACCACCGCTGTAACCGTCTGCCAGCAAGCCAGAGACTTGGTAGCTCAGGTCAGGACGCGGATCACGCACCCCTTGCGGGTCATCCACTGGGTACATACCCAGCAACAACTGCGGCTGATCTGGTTCCCAGCACTCAGGGCACACTTTCAAGTCGTATGTCTTGGTTTTGACAACGAGCTTCTTGAGCGCCGTGAGCTTGAACCGAAAACCGCAACGGTCGCACTCGGCAATTGAGTTTTTGCCACTGGCAAACCGATTAGCCATTAGACCATTCTTCCTCTGGTCTTACCGCGCTTGGCTATACCGTCTGCGCGGGAAGAAGCTGTGGCCTTGACTCTGCCGCCTTTTTTTAAAAGCATTCCTTCAGGCTTTTGGTAATCTTTGGTTGCAAGTTCTTGCATTGGCTCATTGTCCTGCTTGCGCAGCGCCGTATTTGCACGCTTAACCTCTTCATTAAAGGCATTTTGTTCCTGCATTGACTTGTCGTAAGCTAGCGGGTCTTCTGCACGCAAAGAATCAAGCTTATTTTTTGCACCAAGGATTGCCCCTTGACCTGCGGTTCTTGCCAGCCTAACCATTGGCATTACGCTGGATATATCTAAATCTGGTTTTGGCATGTCTTACCCCCCAATGAACATCTGTCTGGGCACAAGCCGCAAGGCTGCGCGTTCCTGATCCTCATCCGCCGCCGACATCCAAGCCTCGTCGTACTGCGCTTTCAGCACCACCAGCCTGTCCATGCCGCCGGGCACTTTTAAAGCGATGTAGTAGGCCAATCCAGCCACCATACAAGGCACAAATCGGAAGGGCACGTCCATGACGTTCACACCACTGCCAGCATCCTGCACCCGGCGCATGCGCCAGTACACGAACTGGTATGTCTGAGAGCCATCAGGAGTGGGCCAGACAGTGATTCGGGGGAGGTTGGGTACGTAGACAGCCACACCAGCGGTATGGGCTGCGGCAGTCGTGTTGTTCTGGGCACGGAAACAGCCACCCAAGTCGTTGCCGTCCACGTATGTGTAGTAGATCGTCTCGCTGTCCAACGTGATGTAGCCCGATGTGGCCAGACCAACTGTGCTGGATAGGGTAATTGTGGTGGCTGTAGACGTTATGGTGGTTGCCAAAGTCACGCCAGCAGGGGCATTCTGGGCATCCAGACGCTGATACCAGACCTGAATCGGTCTGGCTTGTGTCAGTTTATTGGGAATGGTTGCGTAAGTTGACACGCTGATGCGTGTGATTGTCAAATCTGACTGGGTGGAAGCCACATTTGAGTTGGTTCGGATCACATGATCCAGCAAATCCACTGTATCGGCGGGGATGGCATAGGTGTTCAACCCCTGCTCAAAGGTTATGGTGCCCTGCTCGAACGTCCACATGTTGATGCCACGGTTTGCCCAGTCAGCAAACAGTAAATTAAGCGATCGACGTGCCGTTTTTAGGTCATAGCCCGTGCGCAACTCTGAACCCGCACGCTCAAAAGCTTCCTCTACCAATTCGGTGAGGTCTAAATTAAAGCCTGTTGATCCAGAGGTGTTCGCCATGTCACTTCATTTTTTTGAGGGTTTGAGCTAAACGCGCACGTTGGCCCATTTTGCCGGGAGTTTTTGCAGCCGCTGCCAACTTTTTAGCAGGGATGGGTTTATCACCTTTAACACCAAGCGCGGAACGTAATGCTCCGGGCTTTTTGATTGCTTTTTGAATCCATTTCTCGGCCATTATCTGTACCCCGCTGTTTTCTTTGCTACGCCCTTGGGCTGGGCCACAATCTTCTTGCGAAGGCTTGGTTTCGTGTAATTGCCAGCGGCATTGACTTTGCCACCTTCTTTCCACCGATATTCAAGATTTGCACCAGCACCGGTCAATTTTCCTTGCGCTTTTCCTTCTTTGGGTTTGTATGTGTTCCCCTCAAGAAAAGCACTAATGGTTGCATTGTCACTCAAGCGTTTTTGTAGACTCGCACGACCACCCACCCCAACACCGTATTTATCTCCAGCCCCGCCACCATTGATGACTGGGGTAAAGTCACTTTGCATTGAGTTGTCAGCTCCGCTGTTTTGATACTCAGCAATTTGCTGTCTTGCTTTTTCTGCAAGCGTTTCGCCGCCTTCATCAAACTTTTTGACTTTGCCCCCACGCTTATACATGGCGACTTTGTTCGGATCATCCTTGCGTTTGATCGTCTTCTTGCCCGGCATCTTTGACGGGTTGATGTCGCCCATGCCGCGTGAAGGTCTCATCTCAGCACTTGCCGCCACGCTTCATTGTGATCTGCTTGGCCTTGGTTTTGCCTTTGGTAGCAACGCCATCAGCCGCGCTGGTGTAACCACCAGCAGCCATCTTCTTGACACCGCCGCCTTTTTTCATGCCGCCCATCATTTGGGTTTTGTCGAAAGCTTCTTCTTTCTTGGAGCCTTCTTTGCCCTTGCCCTTCATCTCAACGTCTTTGCCAGATTTTTCAAACTTAGCAAACGGGTTCATTTTCTTTGTAGCCATATCACCACCTCTTTTAAAAGTTTTGCCTTTGTCGGCAGTTGAAAAATCCTTGCCCACAGACTGCGGGACTCCGACTTTCTTGGCAAACGCTGGATTGTGGGCCACCGCTTCCATGAAACTGTGTTGTTTTTTACTTGTGCTCGGCATTATTTTCCCGCTTGAATAAGCTGGTCAATTTTTGCTTCAAGGCGGTTAAACCGCTGGTCAATGTGGTCAGTAACTCTTTGTACTTCTGAATTAGTTGCATAATCACGGGCCATCTCCTCACGGGTTGTGTTGAGCAAACGCTCAACTCGTTTGACATCCTCAAACTTCTCTTTGATAAAGAACCACAAAGCTCCCATCAAAACAGAAAGTCCAGCAGACCAGATAGTGTTTAAATCCATTACACAAACCTGCCTTTCGTTTTGCCTTTGGTGGCGCAACCATCGGCTTTGGTAACGTACCCACCATCAGCACAATTCCAAGCTCTCAAAGACTTGTTAATCCTCGAATCCGGATCGCTTGCGGTCTTGGCGCTCGTAAGCTTCGCTTTCATGCCTTTCATCCGAGCGCAGAAGGAGTCTCGCCTGCTGCCGCCCTCGGGTTGAGGAGGCTTCAGGTTGTGTCCTTCTTTCTTCGCAGAGGCTCGGCCTTTGGCGTTCAAGCCGCCATTCGGGTTCTTGCCTTCTTTG